GTTCATACCGTATGGGACTTGGGCTGGAACGACTCCATGTCAATCATCTGTGTGCAGAAGGTTGCATCAGAGATCAGGGTGGTTGATTACATCGAGGACAGCCACCGGACAATAGATTCTTATGTAATGGAATTGGGCAATAGAAAGTGGAATTGGGGTAATGATTACATTCCGCACGATGGAGCGCACAAAGACTTTAAGTCTGGAAAATCTACTCAGGAGATGATGCAAAGCCTAGGTAGGAACGTCGAGGTTCTCGCCAGAGGTAATCCAGAGGAAGGGATTAGGCTGGCACGACAAGTCTTCCCGAGGGCTTATTTCGACGCTGATAAATGTATGGAATTGGTTAACCACTTAAAGCGATACAGACGCGCGGTTAACCAGATTACGAATGAGCCGGGAGCGCCGTTGCACGACGAGCATAGTCACGCAGCAGATGCGTGGAGATATTTAGCCCAGAGTCTTGACTTAATGTCGAATGATGACTGGGGCAAGCCATTGAAAAATAACACGAGGTGGGTGGTATGATTATTCCTCAAGGTTACATTGTGGATCGCAGAATGTTCGATCAGGTTGTCAAGGAGTTAACTGATCGGATAGAGCGACTGGAAAATCAGGTCAGAGAATTGCAGCCTGATAAACGACCGTATACAAAGAGGTCAGACAAATGGACGAAGGCCGACTGAAGGCAATAGTATCCTCGGAGATCGATGACGCTATCGGTTATCTGGATACAGAGACGACAGAAGAACGCGCTCTGTCAATGGATTACTACCTGCGGAACCCGTACGGGAACGAGGTAGAGGGGCGCAGCCAGATTGTCACCGGTGAGGTCGCAGAAGCAATTGACGGTGCGCTGCCTCAGTTGATCCGGGTATTCACTGCCTCAGACGATATTGTCCGGTTTGAGCCTACTGGTCCCGGAGATGAAGACGGGGCGAAACAGGCAACGGAATACGCAAACTGGGTTTTCTACAAGCAAAACCCTGGATTCCAGATTCTCCATCACTGGTTCAAGGACGCACTGCTTCAGAAAACTGGAACGGTGAAATGTTATTGGGACGAGAAGATTGACGTTATCGAGGAGGTTTATCAAAACCTCTCTGAGACTGAGCTTGTCCTGCTGATGTCGGATGGATCTCGCCAGATCGTTGCTCAAGAAGTTGTAGAGCAGGAGATGCAGGGTCCAGACGGTCAGGTAATGGCGACTCAATTCTTCAATGTTGTCGTGCGGAAACAAAACAAGCACGGCAAGATCGTCATTGAGAACGTACCACCCGAAGAGTTGATCGTCAGCAAACGGGCTAAAACGGTCCAAGACGCTCCGTTTATGGCGCACCGGACTCTGGTGCCCAGGACTGAACTGTTGCAGATGGGGTTCGATCCGCAGATCGTGGACAATCTCCCGGTCTACAACAGTCTGGACTTCACTGATGAAAAGATCGCTCGGTATAGCCCTGGTGAAGAACCTTTTGAGCAGAACAGCCTTGATCCTGCCATGCAAGAGATCGAGGTGTTTGAGTGCTATATCTATGTGGATTTCGATGAGGACGGGATTGCTGAGTTCCGCAGGATCGTCTACAGCAATAACGAGATCCTGAGCAACGAGCAGACGGACTATTGTCCGTTCCATGTTATCTGCCCGATTCCGATTCCGCACAAGTTCTTTGGTCAGTCTCTGGCCGATAGGACGATGGACATTCAGCTTATCAAGTCCACGCTTGTACGGCAGATGCTGGATAACCTGTATCTCACGAACAACGCTCGGGTTGGCGCTGTAGAGGGTCAGGTCAATCTGGATGACCTGCTAAATGTCACTCCGGGCGGTGTAGTACGGCTGAAGAATCCTGCTGCTGTTGTTCCGCTACAAGTTACCCCCGTCGCTGGTCAAGCATTCCCGATGCTGGAGTATTTCGACGGCGTACAGCAGAAGCGCACTGGGGTGTCGGATGCTCAGCAAGGGCTAGATCCTAACGTCCTAGCTAACGTCACCGCTGCGGCTGTTGCTGCGGTCACTAGCGCACAGCAGGGCAAGCTGGAACTCATCGCCAGGATCTTCGCTGAGACGGGCCTCAGAAGCCTGTTTAAGGGCATTCTGCAACTGGTCTGCAAGTATCAAGACAAGCCGACCATTATTCGGATGCGTGGCAAGTTTGTCGAGATGGACCCGAGAGAATGGTCCAATCAATACGACCTATCGATCTCTGTCGGTCTTGGGACTGGTACGAAGCAAGAACAGATGGCGATGCTCCAGATGGTTCTTGCCAAGCAGGAGCAGATTCTCCAGACGCTCGGGCCTGCCAATCCGTTAGTAAGTCTTGGTCAGTATCGGTTGACCCTGGGACGGTTTATTGAGGCGGCAGGATTCAAGGACTCTACCGAGTTCTTCAAGGAAATCACACCAGAACAGGATCAGGCGCTTTCTAATCCTCCTCCAGAGCAACCACAGCCTAATCCGGCTTTGGATGCGATGATGGCCCAGGCTCAGGCGCAGATTCAAATCGAGCAGCAGAAAGCAATGGCTGCGATTGAAACTCAAAGGCTAAAGGCTCAGGCTGATATTCAACTTGCCAGGGAAAAGGCTGCTGCTGAGTTGCAATTGAAACAGCAGGAGTTTGAGGTTGAGGCGCAATTGAAAGCTGCCAAGATTGGCGCTGGTATTACTCGAAATGTTGAGATTCCCGGATGAGAATGACGCCAGAGAGGGCAAGGAATCTATTGCTGGATGATTCATTTCGGAATGAATTAAATTACGTCCGGCAGATACATTTAGATGTAATTACGTCATCCAACGATGACGAAATTGACAAACGCGAAGCAGCCTATAAAATGATCCGCGCAATAGATCAAATCTATAGTCATTTCCAAGCGATAGCCGAAACGACTGAGATTAGGTCTAAACGATGGAAGATTTTATAGGGGTTTGAATGGACACCAATCCGAATGGAAGTGTTCCGCTGGATGTAAATACTGGCGCTGCGGCAATCATGGGACTAATGGGTGGTGAGGAAGGCGAACAGCCGACTCCTGAAGCCCAGGAAGAACAGATTGAGCAGACTGAAGCTGTAGAGCAGGAAGTCGAGGAAACTCCACGCTACCGTGTAAAAGCGGCTGGTGAGGAAGTTGAGGTTACTCTCGATGACCTGATCAAAGGTTATCAGCAAGGCAAAGATTACACTCAGAAAACTCAGGCTTTGGCAGAGCAGCGTAAGGCAATTGAAGCTGAAAAAGCTGCTGTTGACCAAGCCAAAACCCTGCGTGACCAGTATGCCCAGCGCCTAGAGATGATTGAGCAGGTGCTGAAACAACAGGAACCGCAGGAAGATTTGAATGCGCTGAAAGAATCTGATCCGATTGGTTATGCGGTGAAGGTCGCTGAGCAGCAGCAGCGTCAGCAACAGTTGTATGCGATTCAAGCTGAGAAGCAACGTCTTGCTCACCAGCAACAAACCGAGCATCAGCAGAAGTTGCAGCAATTGGTGGCTGAAGAGCAGCAGAAACTAGCTCAAGCGATTCCAGAATTCGCAGATCCACAGAAAGGCAATGTTGTTCGCACAGAGATCCGGGACTATGCGAAGCAAGTTGGTTTCACGGATGAGGATCTAGCGCAGGTATACGACAGCAGGGCTGTGTTGACGCTTTGGAAGGCTGCCCAATACGACAAACTTGTCAAAGGGAAGCCTGAAGTAACCAAAAAGGTTACAGAGGCACCGAAAATGTTGAGGCCGGGTGCTGCTAGTAGTGCGCCACCTGAGCAGAAACAATATCAAACACAGCGAAAGGTGCTGCGGCAGTCAGGCAAAGCCAAGGACGCTGCGGCTATTTTTGAACGATTCTTGTAGGATTAACTCAAATGTCAACTTTTACCGCACATTCTGCGATTGGTCAGCGCGAAGATCTCATCGATGTCATCTATGACATCAGCCCGACCGAAACCCCGATTCTTTCGACCCTTGCTCGCACGAAAGCGACTGCTGTTTATCACGAGTGGCAGACTGACTCGCTGGCTGCTGCGACGAGTGCTAACGCTGCGGTTGAAGGTGCCGATGCTACGGCTACCACGATCAGCCCGACGACCCGTCTTGGTAACTATACCCAGATCGTTCAGAAGACGATCCAGATTTCTAACACCCTTGAGGCTGTTAACAAGGCTGGCCGGAAGTCTGAGAAGGCGTACCAGTTGAGCAAAGCGTCGCAAGAACTCAAGCGCGACATGGAAACCATCCTGACTGCTAACCAGGGTCAGACTGCTGGTAACTCCACGACCGCTCGTAAACTTGGCGCGATTCTGTCGTACCTGAAGACCAATACCTCTGCTGGCACGTCTGGCACCGATCCCACGACGATTGGTGTTTCGACCCGTTCGGATGGTGCTACCCGTACCTTTACCGAGCAGTTGCTGAAGGATGTAGTTGCTGAGGTGTTTGTTTCCGGTGGAAATCCGAAGCTGCTGGTTGTTAACAGCGGTCTGAAGCAGAAGGTTTCCAGCTTTGCTGGTATCGCGGCTCAGCGTTACATGGCTCCCGGTGATCAGCCGACGACCATTATCGGCGCTGCGGACGTGTATATGAGCGACTTTGGCACTCTGTCTGTAACTCCGGATCGATTCATGCGTACCCGTGACGCACTGCTGCTTGATCCTGAGTACGCCGCGGTTGCGTATCTGCGTCCGTTTGCGACGAATGATCTGGCTCGTACCGGTGACAGCGAGAAGACCCAGCTTATTGCTGAGTTCACGCTGGAAATGCGGAATGAGGCGGCTCATGGAATCGTGGCTGACCTGAACCCTGCGCTGTAAGTAAAGAGGGAGGTGGGGAAACCTGCCTCCCTCCCACAATATGTCAGAACTATTTTCGGTTGGTGAGGGGCGCTACACGATAGCGCATAAGCTGGATGATGTTGTCGTCCTGGAAACTAAGCAGGACGTTTCTCACATTATCGAAGCGAACAAAATCCAAGTTGACAACGCAACCCGAAAGATCGATAACGTCATGACTCATGTCGCTCGGTTGCCTTTTACGGTGATTGACGATCTGAACAAGAAAAAAATCATGCGTGGGTTTGCGGTACAGGATGAAAGAGCGTTCAAACAGTGGCTGAATGATCCTGACAACAGGGTGTGGAGAACGTACCCTGGTAGCGTCTAAGGGGGTAGGATGAAGATTGCGATCTGTGTGCCCTGCCGGGACAATGTGCTGGCGGGGTTTGCTTTTGATCTGGCTCGTCTCTGTGCGTATGAGGCAAAGCGTGGAAAAAACGAAATCCAGCTTTTGCAAATGCCAGGGACACTAATTTTCACTCAGAGAGAAAAACTTGCTGACGAGGCTATGGAATGGGGTGCAGACGCTGTCTTATGGATTGACAGCGATATGCGGTTTCCGGCAAACACTGTTGAGATACTGCTTGCAAGGAATGTCCCGCTGATCGGCGTAAACGCCACTACAAGGCGCGAACCGATTATGCCAACGGCAATGAACCTAAAGATCGACAAAAGCGATCCTGGGGCCGTTAAACAGGTCTGGACGAAGATTGAGAGCCGGGGCAAGTCTGGGATCGAACAAGTGACCGCTGTGGGGTTCGGTGTTACACTTGTGAGGTCGGAAGTATTCAAAAAGATACCGAAACCTTGGCATGACATTATCTGGACGGATCATGGAAATGTCATTGGCGAGGATGTGACGTTCTGCGTTAGGTGTCTTGAGAATGATGTTCCTGTGTTTGTTGACCACGATTTGTCTATGCACATTGGGCATATCGGGGTTAAAACTTATGGCTGGGATGACATAAATGGCCCTAGCAACGTACAGCGATCTCAAAAGCACAGTCGCAAGTTATCTCGCAAGAAGCGATCTCACTAGCCAGATTCCTGACTTTATCCGGCTGGCAGAGGTGCGTTTGCGCCGGAACTTGCGTATCCGGCAGATGTTGAAACTAGCCTATACGTCTGCAACCGGTGGTGATAGCACTGTTGGGTTGCCGACTGACTTCATCGAGATGCGTAATCTGTATCTGGATACCAATCCAGAACAGCCGCTGAACTATCTGTCCCCGTCCACGTTCACCAGAAACGCCAGGACTCAGGAATCAGGCAAGCCAAACAATTACACGATCTTGTCGGACGAGATCCAGTTGGCTCCGGTTCCAGATACGAATTACACGGTTTATATGCTGTACTATGCTGCGCCAACATTTTTGAGCGACAGCACCAGTACGAACGCATTTATGACAACCTGCCCTGATCTGCTGTTGTATGGGTCTTTATCGGAAGCCGAGCCTTACCTGATGAATGACGCAAGGCTTGCGGTATGGGCTGGGTTGTATTCTCGGGCGCTGGATGATCTTACCAAGTCGGATGACGGTGGAGAGTACAGCGGTAATCCTATGGTAATGACTCTCGCAAAGAGGTAAGAAATGGCTATCACCCAAGCAATGTGCACCAGCTTTAAGACTGAGCTTCTTGGTGGCACTCACGATCTGGATACAGACACTCTCAAGATTGCTCTGTACACTTCATCGGCTACGCTGGATGCCACTACGACGACCTACAGCAGCACGAACGAGGTCGCCAGTGGGTCTGGATATACCACGGGTGGAAATACGCTCACGGGGGCTACGATTAGCTCTAGTGGAACGACTGCATTTGTAGACTTTTCAGACTCTACGTGGTCGAGTGCATCTATTACTGCGCGTGGTGCGTTGATCTACAACAGCAGCAAGTCTAATCGAGCCATCGCTGTATTGGACTTTGGGTCTGACAAGACCTCGACCAATGGTGACTTTGTGGTTCAGTTCCCGACTGCGGATGCGTCTAACGCCATCATTCGGATTGCTTAAGGTGATTTGCCATGAAGATTGATTTTGAATTTGAAACTCCTCATGGCAAATTCGCTGACGCTCTGCACCTCCCGGACGATCACACGTTCACGGACGCAGAGATCCAGGCCATGAAGGAACAGCGCCGGGACAACTGGATTGCTGTTGTGACTGCGCCTCCTGCTCCTGAGCCTGAGCCAGAGTTTATTGAGATCGACGGCGTTAAGTATGTGAAGGCTTAGTCATGGCCGACAGATATTGGGTCGGTGGGACTGCCAACTGGGATGGTACTGC